TGGCATTGCTGTTTCCTCTGTTTTCAGTTTGGAGTCTGCCACTACGACATCAGAACCGGCCCGGCCTTCTGGCACAACGGCGACATGATTGCCTCTGATATTTCGCATTATACCATCATAATGCTCGCCCTTAAAATCGCCCGGAGTCATGTCTGGATCGAAGTAGTAAGCGCAGGAAATTTCCTTCTGCTTTTCGCTTTCTACATTATCAATTGCATCACCATCCCAGATTACCATGGAATTTTTCAGGTATGGATAAACGAACATCCCATCGGTTCCGGTAGAGCCAATGATAATTTCTTTTTGTGGCTCTGCTGCTGAAACCGGGATGTGTTCTGACAGGACGGGCAAATTATTGAAACTGTCGGCTGCTTTTTTCAGCTCATCAGGATCTCGGTACATCATGTAAATTTTGTCGGGATCCAATCCCAATGACTCATAGCCTGGTATTTCTCGGCCCATGTACGGACAGATGTTGGATTTAGAAATATTGGTTGTGCCAATATGCAGCCGACCGTCATTATCTTTTGTTCTGGCTGACATCCGGTCAAATGCCATAGCATCACCCACATAACCGTTGGCATATGCCGCGGCTTCCTGCTTTTCTGCTTCTTCTTTTGTTGGATAGACTTTGCCGGATTTACCCCAGCGCCACCCGCCATCAACTTTTTCAACTGGCATCATCATCACCTTTCAATTCTGGCAAAATTGGTCTGAACGTGCAGCCACAATTCGGCTCGTAACCCGGCACAGTCCATTTACCATCCAAAAACAAACCCTCTGACAGTTTAAACCGTTCGCCATCCGCTGCCAAATGGGAGGGGCGCGGCTTCCGGCCAGCGTGAGAGTGCTTCCAAATCCCCTCGGTCACGCCGATATCATTCATCCGCCCTAATTTGATCGTGGAGAATGCTTTGCGGGATTGGTCCCGAGCGATAAATTCAGCCCGCTTTTGTGTGGAATGCCCCATATCCATCAATTCATCAGTGAGCGTTTTTAGATCTCCACCGACCGACACAGAGCGCATGACTGCCCCTTGAATTTTAGTGAAATATTGTTCTGGGATTGACTTGATCAGCTCTACCTGTTGCTGAATGTTTGCTGTCAGGATCGCGTCCATTTCGGGCGTGGTATTAAAATCGATCATGATCCCGCTTTCTTTCAGTGCTGATTTGAGTTGTGCAGAATCTCGCTTATCAATACTGGTTGTGTAGTATTCAGCCATTTTTAGGGCGGCATCAGCAAATTTCTTGATCCATCGATCTGCCAGTTTTTTGATAACCCGATTCATCAGGCTGGCTGGATCAGCGTCTGTCGCCATAGGTACATTTTCCCTGTATGCCGCTGGCACCCAGTAATTAATGCTTGCTGCCATCTCCGCAGCCATGCCAGCAAGTTTTTTCTCATAGTCTCGCTGTATCCCGACATTAACGCTGGTCGATTTCAGAGTTTTTGGCTTTACCATTTAAGATCGCCTTCAGTTCGTCGTCTTTTTCTGGGTCATATTCCGGAGTGATTTTTTTATCCAAATCCAGCGCTGAATACGGGCTGTCGTCCTGCTTCGCGATCTTGTTCCGGACTTCTTCCGGCGCAATTGCACCCATCTCGACATAAACTGAATCTGTTTCCGCCTCAGTCTTTTTGACCTGCGCCATTTTCTCTTCATTGAGAGACCATAGCGGTTCAAAGTCAAAGCTGATTGACTGATCAACCTCACCAAACAGCGATAGCTGGATAATATCGATCAAATGCTCAAGGTTGTCTCGGAAAATGGCTTCTTGCAATGAATTCACTGCATTGTAAAAACCTTGCATCTCGCCTTCTGCTGATGCGTTCAGTCCGGACGGCGTGACACCCAGATAAATCACCAGCGGTATGCCGGCTACTGATGCGATATGCTCAATAGCTTCCTGCTGTAGCGAGTCAAGCGATGATAGAGGCGTGGATACGTTAAAAAACTCCTCATCCTGATTCAGCATCATCAGACCACGATTGTCCCGTGTCAGATTAAATAATTCTGCACGCATATCGATATAGCCTGATGCCGCACCACTGAGAACATCATTTAAATCAGTTTTTACCCCGGTCACTGAAAATGAGTGGATCAAATCGGAAACAGATTGACGCGTCCTGATCCAGTTATCGACATATGGCTTCATCATCTGGGTCAGCGATAAGCCTCCAAATGAATAGGCTGGTTTCAATAGATCTGGCACTGGGCGGGAAACCATGGTGAGCAATCGGGTGGTGTCTACTTCATTGCCCATAATGAACCAAGATCTCGGATTATAAAACCAGACGTTAGTTGGATCGTTTGAATTGTAATCACTTGGATATGTCCATACCGGTTCAATCACTTTGAGTCGCTTCAATGATCCGATCTGAATTTTTTCAGGCTTTGCAAGTAACGGTTTTTTGTTTTCATCAGGATCGGATTCTGCCATTTCCAGAAAGATATGTGACCGACCCATAAGCCCATCGGTAGTAGCCGCCTGCCGGAATTTTTCGCGGACTTTTAAACGGGTCATTTCTTGCTCGATAGCGCGGATTTTGTCGGTCTTGTCCTCATCGCCGTAAGCGGTCAGTTTGATCCACTTGCGAGTCATTTCCCGCGCGTAAATCTCCGCCGCCCTCCGGTACTCTGCGCGCTGGGCCAGCTCCGACAGGTAAGGGTAGCCCATGAACTGTAAACCCTCCGAGAATGTCGCTGACGCAGCCAGGATCGCATAATTCGCACTAGCGCTGGAGTCCATCGCCATCCCGCTCACTCCGGTATCAGCTTTGCGCACTGGGACAACTCCCGGCATAACCTGAGGCAGCGAAAATACTTTTTCAGCCATTTTACTAGGGTCTCGCAACGCTTCTGCCTGCCGAGCCAGCGAAATAGCCTCAAATGATATTTTTCTTTCTTTCGTCTTTTTGTTAGTAGCGGCCATTTCCGCTCCTCAAATTATCTAAAATTGATTGATCTATATTACCCGCTGCCTTCCGCTCCATCAATTTATTAAAAGATCGAGAGCAGGCATCCACTATATCGTCGTGTTTCCCAAACGGGAATAATGAAAATTCAGAGCGTAGTGCATCATTCCATGGGGCAGCAAGGATCAGCACATTTCCCGAATTAATGGTCGATGCCAGCGGGCTTGCGCGTTCAACCTTTGATCCTGATTCTGGGCTGAATGAATAAGCAAATCCAGAAAGCAGTTTCGAAAAATAAACCACCTGAGATTTCCCTGCAGCCCCAGGATCTTGTGGCATATCCTGATGAACCAAACGGCCATCTGATACCGCAGTATTTTTTAGCAGATTGTCTCGATCGTTGGTTGTGAATTGTTCGCGGGCGATATCAGCGATAATGAACCGGCCATCATCGAGCTGCCCGATTTTTGCCCCCACGGTGTAATCCGATTTCGAACCATCTGATGCAGCAAAGTCCCACCCTCGAACCCACTTGATCCGGCGGCCTTCCGGTATTTGTTCCACCACTGTGAACCTGCCTACTTTGAACATTCCGCCTTCGATCGGCGCAGGTCGCTGCATGAACTGTCCAGCGAAAACATATGGATTTTTATCCTGCATCAATAGCAGGTCAGCGATCGGGAATTTTTCTTCCCAGAACGACTCACCTGTTTCTGTGATAGCTTCGATCACCACATTTTCCCAATGCTCACCGGTTCCTCCAGCCAGCAACCATCCAGCCAAATCAGCCTCATGTAGGCGCTGCATAATGACGATGATAGGAACTCGGGGGTTATTTCGTCGGTTGTGAAGCGTCGAACCAAACCAATTGATCACTCGGTTGCGCATCAAATCAGAACTTGCTTCAATCGGCTTGTGAGGGTCATCGACTATGATCCCGCCTGAGTATCCATCGCGGACCTTACCAGCCCCTCGACCAGTCAGTGAGCCACCAACACCATCTGAATACACCACGCCGCCAGCGGTTGTTTTCCAGTCATTGCGGGCCGAATAATCTTTTCTTATTTTTGTTAGCGGGAAGATAGCCTGGTATTCAGGCATTTGCAGGATCGCACGGATTTCATCGGCGGTTGTCGATACCAATGTTGCTGAGTAACTGACATTGATGTACTCACAATCTGATTGCTTGCCAAGTGTCCACGCCTCAAACATTTTAGCGAGTTCTGTTTTACCTGAGCGAGGGGGGAGATTAATGATGAGCCGATTTATTTCGCCATTATATACCCGCATTAATGCGTCACAAATGGTCTTGTGATGCGGGGCTTGCAGCCATTTGAATTTTTTTTGCTTTAAAAAAATATAGCGCACGAAAAAATAGAAATCTTCGCGCGCCAATGCCTGCGCAACAATTTCCTGCTCCGGAGTCATTAAATGGCCTCCAGAACTTCCTTGAGAACTGATTTCAGGCGGTCGCCGGGAATAGTTAATTGTGCCTGAGCTGAATTTGCAGCTGCGTCAGGATCCTGTTGTGTTTTTTCAAGGACAAAACCACACAGACGGGCCTTAGCCATGGTTGCGTCAACACACGCTTTGACCTGCGGAGTTCTGGCTTTCAGTCCTTTCTGTCGCGCTTCTTCAAGTTCATCAATTAGCGAATCGATAGTGATGTCGTGACGCTTCATTGCACGTTTTTTTAAAAGATCCAGCTCGTCCAAAACAATTGGATCGCGTGTTAGCGAGTTAGCAAGGCGCACCATGGTCTTTTCGCTAGCTTCTGGATATCCAGCCTCGCGATATGCTCGGTACTTATCAAAATTGTATTGCATCCATAATTTAGCAAACAGCTTCTTTTTTTCCGTGTATGGTGGTTTCATAAATTCCGTGCCTTGTTAGTCAATTCAGGTCTCACAGCCTTTAGTTTATCAGCTGGCAAGTCAAACATGAATAGTGTTTGACCGGAATATGACTCAATCCGGATGAATTCAACACCTTGAATCAACTGATTAGGGCGGTCTGAATAAATCGGGAAAAAAGCAGTGGCGCAATTATCCCGTTCCAATCTCAAAATGGTTGGGGTTCCAAACTGTTTCATCTGTGCGTCATTGCACATGATCACGGTGAGAACCCCGTTAATAACGCCACTTAACAGGATTTTTTCGCCGCAATATCTTGTTATTCTTAACATTGTTTTTTCCTTTTTTGTTCGCGCGGCTTTCATTCTACAACGTTTCGTTAAATAGTTCCCGACTCCAACTTTCTGATTAAAGATTCGATATATGCCATCGGCATTGGTTGAGTTACGGCTATTTTGCAGATCTTCCGTGAGCGTGGACCAGTGAATGATTCGCTCATTCGTGCGCATGCCTTGCGAACCGCTGTGTTTGGTTTGTTTGGATTCATTTCTGCGGCAAGCCTTGCGGTTGTCAGCATCTGCCGGAATTCTTCAACTTCTGTTATTTTAACGGGGTCAGAAACCCCGGCATAATTAATTTCTCGGCTCAAGTCCATTGTTTCAACTCCCGATAATCAAAATCAAAGAAATTGCACTTTTGATCTTTAAGTGCAACAGAAATTCGCTCTTTGATTTCATGATCTGTTAATTCGACTGGGTTAATGATCAACCCAGTCAGTTCCTTGCTTTGCGCATCATTAGTGATTGTTGCTGTCCATTGGTATTTATGCATGTCCGACCTCTAGAACGGTATGTCGTCATCAAAATCAGTTGGTTGCCCATTTTGAACAGGCGCGGCTGGTCTTTGTGCTGGTGTCTGCACTGGTGCTTGAGCTGTGCCGCCTGTTGAATTTTTTGGACTCAGCATCTGCATTTCATTAAACAAGATGTCTGTTGCATAGCGCTTTTGGCCCTGTTGATCAGTCCATTCGCTGGTTTGTAATTTACCTTCGACATAGATTTGATCGCCTTTGTGAACATATTGCGCACAAATGTCTGCCAGTTTCCCAAATGCTTTACATCTGTGCCACTCGGTACGTTCCTGTTTCTGTCCGCTTTTGTCATTCCAGCTTTCGCTTGTCGCCAGTGAAAACTGGACTACGTTTGTTGTGCCAGCCTGTCGAACTTCTGGGTCTTGTCCCACGCGACCAAGCAGGATCACTTTATTCACGCCTTTAGCCATTTCTTAAAACTCCGTTACGTCTGATTTTTGTTCTGGTTCAGCCTGTTTTTCTTCTGCCTTTTTCTGTTCCGGCTTGGCAATGTTAAGCGCTTTCGGATCGAATGGGGCAGACAGCTTAACTTTTTGTGAGTCTTTAGCATCGATCAGGATCTTCTGTTCTGGAGATCCAGCGTCAAATTTCCGGTATTCATCTTTGAAGATCGTCTGTAGTTCTTCCATTGTTTTCGCGCTCTCGATCATTTTGGCGCTGTGTGATACCGATGCCTTAGCGCCCTGCCCATCGTCATCTTCCTGAGTGATTTTCAGCATCGCGCAAAGATGATAACGTCTGGCGTATGTCAGTGCCGCCCCATATCCCTGTGGGTCTTGCTTTGGCAATGGCATCACCATGGTTTCGGACATCCATTGCCCCGATGTGTGCAGGATCATGGTTTCCAGATGCAGTTTACTGTCATCTGATTCGGTTGGGGTCTGGATCACGGCTAGATCGCACGTCTCCAACGCACCATCGACTGCATCCAGGACATCACCAAGATTTGCGTATGTGCTTTTTAAATGTGGATTGGTTGAGCTTTTTTTTGCATTGACTACAAGCTTTTGTGCTTTGACGATAGCTGCAGCAATCGCTTCCATTTTTTCAGAAAATCTCATTATTTTTCCATCCCATAGCGTTTCAATAAATAATCAGGAGTTGGCAGGTCCATCACTGGGGATCCATACATGGGCCAAATGTTTGTTTTCCGGCATTCGAACATGATTTTTAGTGCAGTCTTGTACTGCATGCGCCCCACGTCGAGCTGCGCAGATGTCAGGTCAAACGCAACAGGAATGAACGGTGATTTTTTGCACTGAGCTAGTAGCGTAACGCTCTCTGGATCTCGCCCGTATGCAGTTGTGAAAACATCATGCTGCAATGCCATTTTGAACCAGTATCCATTATCATGGGCGCTGCGGCCAAAATCATCGGGCTTTGAGCTTGCTGCGGATTTGTAATCAACAATCCGGCCTGATTTTGTCATGACATCAAACCGACATTTCACTGGGTAACCGTCGATTTCACAAAACACGGATACTTCTGTTGCCGCCCCATCAAACCAGTTTCGATATTGTTCAACTGAAAATAGGACGCTGCGCATTTTTTGCATGATGTCCCAGTCTTTTGCCGAGACGATTGTTTTGTCATTATTTGCTTCCTGAAAATCTTTCAAGATCTGTTTGTACAGATATGGCTTTTCTCCAGTAGCCAGGATCATCTCAATCAACTCGTCGGCCTTTTTTCCTGAGCCGCCTTTGATGCCGCGATCTGACAGCCACGCCCTCATTTCAATGTCAGTACGGAGGATTCCTTCATAGTCATCCGGTGACGGCTCCCGAACGAATTCAGCTTCAAATCTGGATGGCTCCAGCATCAATGCATGGCTGTTAGTTCCAAAAGTCAGCGCCTGTTTTTCTTCGCGTTCGGCATAGCGGTATTCCGCGGGGCAAGTGAAATATAGGCTTGCGAGTTCTGAACCGGACACGAATTCCGTATCTTCATGATACTGCTCATTTGTGAGTTCGTTGTTTAGATAGACTTTCATGTTTTTGACTCCGTGTTTTTGATAGATTCAAGATACAAAAAAGCCAGCAACATAACCACTGGCTTTACTATTCTTTACAATTTAGCTTGTCGCATCTTCATCGCGTTGCGCAAAGTAATTTATGATGTCATTGCGCAGGCCAATGTAGTTTTTGGCTCCCTTTGATAGCTTATACATTCCGTTGCTGTCTTCGACCAAATCTGTGTACGGGTTGAATTCGTTCTTCTCCAGGATCTCGTTTCTGCTGTAATATTTCCGTTTGGCTTTGTTTCCGTGGAAATGATGAATAATCAGCCCGTCAACATACCCAACGGACTGATAAAGACCAGTGCAATTGGCCTGATAATCCATAACACTTTGGATGTATTGAGGGTGAAGCGCATAATCGTGCTCTGGAGGTAATCCTTCACGTGCGCGGCCAAGCCATGCGCACAGGCTGATCCAGTCACCATTCCCAATGATCGATTTGTCATAGTACCCACCCATGATGTCAATTGCCTCACGGGTAAATGCCCACGCGTAACCTACATGCGCCTGCTGACAATCCAGGTTCCCGGTGTACTCATTGGCAAGCATTGGGGCGGTAGGATTGCGCTGGTACTCGCACATGAAGCCTCGACGCAGATTCGTCCCTTCGCTATCAATATCCAGATCGCAGCACTGGCTGAACATTTGCACGATCTTGTATTGATTCAATCGATAGATCGTGTCTGCAACCCAGTTGTGATTCACAAACGTCACGTCAGCATCGATCATGGCGGCATACTTCCAGTCTTTCGGAAGACGATGGATCAGCATATTTACGGCCCGCTCTTTGCACCACAATATGTCGCTAGAGTTGATCTGGATGTGTTTGGGGTCATCCTCCGAGCTGCCGACGAATGGATGACCGTCCGGTGAAATTTCGCAGATATACAGATCCACGTTTGGCTCCTTGCGCATACGCTCACAGAATTCATTATGCAGCTGCACACGGCGCTTGAACCCGCTCGGGTTGAATAGTGTCACCAAGACATGGAGTTTTTCATTTGAGTGATAGTGATTGCTGATCATGATTTTGTCCGTTTTATAGATAGGATTGGAATGCTTCGATCATTTTGTGATAACCGAATGCGGCACAGCAATAGTAACCTTTGTCGCCCCAATCTTTTAATATTTTACATTGCTTTTCGAAGTGTTCTTTATCTTTCTTTGTTTTCAGGGATAGCGCTGGATTTTTGCGTTTGCACTCCATGACGAACCCGTGATAGCCGTTGTGAGGGGCCATCACGATGATATCCGGACATCCGAATAACACCCCTTTCTCATACTGCGAGTTGCGGGCTTGTGGTGGCAAGTCACCCTCGTTAGGACAATGAACCAATGTCAGTAAAAGTTCTGGATGGTGATACCGGAACCAAGCGCACCAGCTTTTTAGATCTGTGTCTTCCGTGTTGCAGCTTCCCCGAAAATCCTGCTCACAGAAAAGCAGGATCGGGGATTCGACTGTTATGGTCATCATTCAGCGCTTGCCACTTCTTGCTGATGTAATCGTTCTTTCAGTAGATAACCTTCCAGCATCCACAATTTGTCGAATGCCTGTTCATGTGCATATTTCTTACCAATATCCTCGTTGAAATTATATGGGTCAGCGCAGGCAGAAAAACCGTCAATCGTAAATCCATTTACCATCGTGATGCGACAAATTGTTGTTGTGTCGTTCGGATTGCTTGTTAAGAATGGTCGAATCAAAAAATCTATTGACTTGATACGAGCATTAATTCCCGCTGCTGTTACGCTATTACTGTTCATTCTGTTATACCCCAATTATCAAAAAATTCTGCTGCCTCGTCACATTTAACTTTGTCTCCAAAACCACTAACGCAGGCTAACTCATGCCCGTCTAATAGTTCCTGACAAACAATTTGAATTACGCAGATTCTATTTACAGCTCGAATAATTGATTGTTTTTGCATATAACCTCCTGTTTAATCAGTTAGCCTGAGAATATATTCCAGAAACTTTTATAATAAAAGAATTACCAGCTAAAACCAAGTTTGAAGGATAAATGCTTATTCTTGGAAAACGAACTACCGCAACTGGATTCGTCGCAGATATAACTTTTATTAATGTTTGAGTCTGTGATTGAGATCTTGCTGATATAAAACCAGAACTATCCGTCATTGATGCATCACCATAAATTGATGCGGTTGGCTGAATATAATTTGGATTATGTGTTAGTGTTGCAATATTATTTGCATATGTTACAGAAAAAATACTTGCAAGATATCCAGATGAATCTGATGCCAAAGGAATTCCAGCATATAAACTTCCATCTGTAACCTTAACTCCAATTGTTAAATCTTGATAAAAATCAAGTTTAACATATCTTTCTGATGATATTTCAGTTATTGACGTTTCAACTGTAAAGCCATTTATATTTGAAATAAATGCTCTTAATTGAGACCAATATGTCGGATAATCTCCAACTTTTACAAGCAGAGAATATGTGTCTGTTGATGTTATTATTTGTCTAGCATTTGTCGGAACAATAGTATTGTCACCAACAGTGCTATCCAATATTGTTAAATTATTTGATATGTTTTTAATGCTTGCAGCAAAATGCTTACTCATCCTTGTTGTGTCACCTTGAACGGCTTTGTATATTTCAATGTCAGATCTTGTTTTTCTTGTTATGTCATACAATCCCATCTCTTTAAATCCGATAGCCGCAAAATACCCCATCGTATTATATCCTGTTTGGGTATAGTGAGTGCCATCATTACCAAGAGCGTTGTCTGCCGCTTTAAAACTTGAACATCCATCAAAAACAATACCTGTATTTGCTCGTCCTTGTGCTACATATTTTTGTGCTGTTTGTATTGTTGACCAAGATCGTTCGCTTCTTGTTGTTGGGGAACCAACGGTGCAAATACCAAAAAAGTCAAAAGAAATGTCTGATTGTAAGTTATCTATTAATGCAGAAAAAAGGTTTTTATATGTTTGCCATGTTGTTGAGTTTGTCATATCAGTTTCGCCCTGATGCCAAACAACAAATAATTTACCCATGGTTAAACTTTGATTTTTCATTTGTTGTTTTACTGATGAAACGGCAGAAACTAATAATCCATAGTAATCAGTATCACCAGATGAAGCACCTTTTATTAGAGCAGCGATTGCTTGTGCTCCTCTGGCACAATTAACGACGACAACACCTCTATTCGTCTCTCTCTGCCAAGTATTTGCAAACTCTCCCCAGGCGTGTCCAGTCGAATTAACACCTGATGATGATGGAATTTTTTGGGTTAATGTTTCTATTTGTTTTGTATTGAAATTATACATCTTTGATTTTGGGAGCATCACAGGAAATCCAGATGTATCACCGCCTGTGGCTGCTTCTCCAGCTGCATTCGACTGGCCGTAAACAACGAGAACATCATAAATATTACTATTGTTTTGTGAACTTACTCCGAATTCCATCATAAATTAACCCCATTGATTACATCGCGACCTTTTAGGTTTTTTCGATGTGTGATTGATGTTGGCACGGCAAAGAATTTTTTCATGTGACAGATGTCTTCCGCTGATTTCATGTTCATGATCCTGCCTATTATCGACCAATCCTTGATGTGACGGGCTAATAAATTCATTTTTAAAATCTTTCGCGCTGGCTCTGAATTTATGCTGAAAAATAGCCGTGCAGCCTGTTCTTTATCGTCATCAATAAACCGGTATACAGCCATAATACCGCCATTTTTGCATGGCTCCAAATCGAATCCCGTGCACGTTTTCCAGTCTTTATCGGTATAGTGCTTGCCATAAAGTTTTTCGTTTGGATCGATTAACTCTTTTCCACAGTCCGGATTGCGACAGGTCTGCGCGGTTGGGTCGTTTTGCGTGCCGCAGCTCTTGCAGACTTTTGACACAAAAAAGAATTCACAGCGCTTGCCATCATTGACCCCGATACACCGCCGCGCACCGGGTGAGTTTTCGGCGCCACATGCCGGGCAATATTTCAGGTCTTTTTTCTCTTTTTTTGCTTTGCTCAATGACGCACGTTCAAGAATTGGGTCGCTGTACAGTGACCCCATGGCATCCATAGTTCCTGAATAATCCAGCACCAGATGGTCTGGCTTCATGATTCCTTGTTCTTTGAGAACATCATCAAGCAAGCGCATCCCGCGCCCCAAAAGCTGGATCAATAATGTCAGTGAGTGGATCCTGCGCAAGATCACCGATGTGTCCCAATACGGAACGTTCACGCCGGTAGTCAGGCACCCAATTTGCAGCATGTATTTCAGCTTGCCAGATTTCGCTGATTTTAGGGCGTGCATGCGGTCATCAAAAGTCGTGTCGTCCGTAATAATCGCGTAACTTCCTTCCGGCAATACCGCTGCCGCCTGCTGGCAGTGGCTCTTGTTCGCGCAGGTGATCAACACGCCATTCCTGCCTTTTGTAAGCTCCATGACATGGCGCATTATTTTTTGCGTCAGCGTTGGATCTTTCGTCAAAATCTCGGCCATTTCGTCGAGTTCTTTTTGCGAAAAATCATCTGTGCCAGCCGCTTCAAAATTACTGAACTTATCCAGATCGTATCGTTCGTCATCCTCCGGCCAGCCGAAAATAGTCGGAACAAGGAAGCCAAGTTCCACCAACTCTTCGGTCTCGATCTTGTAAACCATCTTGTGCCAGAAATCACCCAAGATCGATTCCGTGCCACGATATGGGCTTCCGGTGTAACCGATGATCATGAGCCGTGGATTAAGTTTGTAAAAATGCTGGATGATTTTCCCGAACACGGTCTCTGCTTTTTCAGACATACAGTCCTGCCATGAAAGCTGGTGACATTCATCGATCAACAGCACATCAGGAACCCACTCAGTGAACCGTTGATCAAGTGCGTTTGCCACTGTCTTTTCCTGCCCCATTACAACCGGATAATGCGTAGATTTTCGTTTCAGAGACGCGCTGTAGATCGAATTCTTCACATCCATCAACCAGCCCATTTCCGAGTTCTGCTCAATGATTTCAGCCTGACGCGCCATCACCATGCACTTCCATCCAGTTATTTTCTGGACGTGCTCTGCAACTGCGCCAATCATCAGTGATTTACCCGCCCCGACCGATGCGTAAACAAAGCCTGGTCTTGGGGCTAGGTGTTCTTCTTTGAATCGCTTGAATTCCTGCCTGATGTATTCGATAGTCGCATCATGTGCGCTATTCTGAAACGGTCTGAGCTCGATTTTTCCTAGTTTCATACTCTTCAAATAGCCCCGCTAAGTCATAAATCTTCGAATAGCTACTGCATTGACTGAGATAATCACCGCCTTTTGGGAATATCCCGAAAATCGTGATGAAGTCGCGCTGGAGTTTGTCGATAAAATCCCACTCCCATTCGATCAATACGCAGACTTTACCAGTGAATACAGAGGCTTTCCGGCTTCCCAATAACTCGATCATGTTTTCCCGAGTCCAAGAGCAAATGCTTGGGATCCCCGTTCTTTCGGTGAATATCTGGCATTCAATCCAATTCACCCCCACCGCAGTGAGTTTTGCACCCCGCAGCGTTCCGATAACCGTGTACCCACCGATGGTCATTCCTCCAGCCAGGTATTCAACTGATTCGTCATCGTTCACGATCCCGTAGTTAATCGGCCGGTCAGTTCTCGTGATTGGAATGCAGTTGCGTTTTTGTTTATCGCATTTCATCCCATTCAGCCCGAGTCCATATCTGAACGTCAGGCCGGTGAGCGGGGTTTCTGTGAGCCACTTTTCGAAAGTGGAAATTTCATCAACTGAGCATATGTAGCTCCCGTCCGCCTCAATCTTTTTTTCGATCAATGACCGGTCGAATGTCACTGATTTATTATCGATACCCAAAAAGTTCGATATTGATTTCACGAAATCAGGAAATGCCCAATCTGTGACTCTCATTGCGACATATTCAGCAGAATGAGTCCCGCAAAACCGACAGAAAAGCGATATGCGACCCTCTGTCTGCTGATGCCAGTGCGCCCTGTCAGTGCCTTCTCCACACAGGGGGCAAGGGCCGTTTTTTGTGTCCTTGCCCTTGAATGGTCCAACTGTGACGCCAACAGTGCCAAGATATTCCGGCCAAAGACCGGACATCATCGGTTTTATTTCTGTGTTGTAGTCCATTTTTCCACCAGCTCTATAACGGCTTCTTCGTTGTCAAAAATCACATTACGGGCCGCCAGTGCGCCATATATTTTTTCTGAGTAATAGCCAACACCGACACCCTTTGGCATGGTCAGATCTGGGTAGTAAATGAACGAGCCTTCCACTGGTGCGGTAACGGGGGTTCGGTTTACCGCTTTGCGTACTTCAAATTCAACTTCTGGATCACCTTCAGTCCAAACTCCGCCGTTCCCACGAACTTCGAATGCTTGACCGATTTCGAGAAAATCAGCCAGTTTTCTTAATTCATTCGCCTTCTTTTTTGTGTCCATCGATCATCTCCTTGATTTGCTTTTGCTGTTTTGCTACCAGGTAATTGCTTGATGACCGAAAAAATCCCAAGGCCTGCAAGCTCAATACCGATTTCACTGTTTTATCCGTGCTCTTGTCATACACGTACCACATCGATTTTCTTTTTTGTTTCACGCTCACCTCCAATCCGACATATGGAGATCTTATCACCTGAGCTCGCGTTGACCAGAGACTTTGCTTATCTTTACAGGCTTTCAGCAAGCTGCGCGTCGAACTGTGAAATCAGGTTGCATTCCTGCTGCGTTTTGCAGTTCGTCGGGGCATCGATCATTTCATTGGCTTCAAGATATGAGGCCAGAAAAAGCGAGATTACGAGAAGTTTCATTTTGTTTCTCCGTTTATAGCCGGGCGCGTGTCCCGGCTGGTTAATTACTCTTGGCGCATTTCCGCGGTCATAGCATTAACCAGCGCGTTAGTCAGCCACAAAATCAAAAAAGTCACGATTATAAAAGTTGACGAGATATAAAGCGGTCTTGTTAGACACTGGTTTCCTGCGAACTTTCAAAGAGTATGCGACGCATTCCGGTACTGAAGCATAAGCCATTTTGTACATATCCCGATGATTGTCCTGACCTTTCATAAAAGCTTTAAAAGCTAAAGATAAAGCATATCGGGCTGAGCTACGTGCTGCATAAAACTCGGATCTAGTCATTTTGTTTCTCCGTTTTGTTTCGTTTCGATGAATTAAATATACCGCCACTCAATCGGAGTGTCATCATTCTTTACATTCTCTTACAATCTTGCCGCCATGCACAGCTTCACAAATTTAGGATCAACCGGAACGTCTGCGGCTTTTGATTTGTCGCTGATCCACCATTTCTGCCCGCGACAATCCATAAAGCCCGCAAGCAGTGCCTGCCCCAGATACATAGACACCAATTCAGATTTCCCGTAATCCAGATCGGATGGGAAACACCGCTTCACCAGATCAATCAGCTTTGAACCCTGGCGCTTATACGCATTCCGATTGAGCTCTGAACGATAGATAGGGTTTTTGTCGGTTGTCGCCCGAGTGAGAGATATGATCCGGTCTGCCAGCTCGTTCCAGCGCGCCTCGATCCCGTTATCAGTTTGATACAAATTGTCCATCAATTGCAGGTACGCATCTGTCATGGAGCTGCAATAGAATTTATAGGCCCATTTCAGATGATTGGCCTTGATGTGCATACCGTCTCCGGCTGCGATCAAAGTAGCGATGCGGATGACTGTTTCATAAGCCCGGACCATGAGATCCCCCGCCTCAGGGTCATTGATCCCGAGTTCGAATCTTTCGTGGATCTGTCTCGCCACTTCGGCGTCACTTGGGGCGGCATAGGTGATGGTTCCTTTTGCCCGTTCCCGCAGTCGTGTCAGCTGCGCCACCACCCGGTCACTAATCGGGATCTTGTTGCTGCCGGTTTCAGTCCACTCACACGTTGCCCGCTCTTCTGATCCCATCACGACGATCAACCGTCCGACCAGCCCTGATGCAAATGCGTCCGGAGTGAAAAACCCCCGCATCTTGTCCGGTGTGCTGACTCCATACAGGCATACGACCGGATTTTCCAGCCCGAGTTCCACCAGCTTGAGCCGAGCCTCGATCTCGTTCAGTCGTTTTGTGTACTCACTTCCGCCTGGATCAAACCCCTCGTCTTTGCTGTCCCGGTTCAGCCGCTTGATCTTGTCCTCTTTCGAGGCCCGCTCACTGCGCAGCGTCACGGTGTCGAACAGAAAGATCTTCTGGGTGTAGACGCTCATGAGCGTTTCCCCGATCTCGTCTTTGTAAGCGGCTCCCTGCTTCGCGCCGTCTTTCATCGTGTTAAAAAGTTTGTGGGCTTCATCCACGATGAAGTTAGCGTGTCCGCCGTTGTTCAGGATCTCCTCACCGATGGACTTGGTTGATGCGATACTGCCAGCGGCTCTGATTTCCATCTTTCTGAGCAGCTCCGCGACATATGACCTGCCATTATCTTTCCCGCCGCCGGATGGAGCCACCCCGACACAGTACAGATTCGTTTTAATGCCCTCAGGAGTGAGCAGGTGGCTCGACAGGCATGCAGCCAGTGCGTAGATAGCGCTGATCGCACTCAATCGCGGCTGTTCGCGTATAGCGCGTTTATTGACGTCATTGATAATTTCCTCGGCAAGGCCGTAGCAGTGATTCGGGTCGAATTGGTAATCGCTGAAAAGGTTATCCATGTCGAGGACTACACGTTTATTCACTCCCATACTATAAGGCCCTCACAATCGCCGTGGTTGAATCGGACACCTTACGACGTACGAATGCCTTACCGTGATACCCTCCGTGCTTTCTGGCGTGATTGGCGGCCCTTTCCGCGTATTTACGATCGACTAAAAAGAAATCATCCACTTCCATCATAGAAAAACTCCAATGTCCGTCCGGTATCGAAATTTCGAGCGACCCGAAGTCGCTGCGATCTGAGAAAAATTTGTGAATTGTAATCATGCCTAAAATCTCTTGTTTTTTCCTTGTTTATTTTTGTCACTCTATCCCTTTTTTATCACCCTGTCTATCTATCTATCCCTTTTTTACCTTCTTGATCAAGCTAATTTTTATTAGTACTGTATGGATTCACAGTATGTTTTTTGTGTTTTTTGTACAAAAATACAAGAAAAAAACAAGAAAAAAACAAGAGTTTTCGTTTTAGTTTTCAACGAGTTACATCAATCCTTGTAAATTTGTACGTTTTCCTAAGATACCTAAAATATTTTTGCCCTGTTTTTGGCTCGATCAAAACGTGGTCCAAATGGGTACCTAGATCATGGTTTGATCACGTTTTACATAGAAATAATAAAAAATATATATAACATCATATAAATTCATACAAATAATACAAGGATTCCGCTAAGTGCTTGATTTTAATGGGGAAAACTCTTGTTTTTTTCTTGTATTTTTCTTGTATTTTTGTATTTTTTTTACAAGAGTTATTTGAGTCTGTTTTGAGTGTAAACGTGGGGCTCACCATTGCATCGAGAAACGCGCTATAATCTGGTGGTCAGATATAAGCAAAAGGTTATAATCATGAAGGTTGCTATAAGCGATGCTGATGTTACGAAATGTAAGGAAATCAGACTGATGTTGGTTAAAGCAATGGGAAGAAACGTCCAAGTGCCTTTAAAATCAATAGGTTACGTGATTTTCCCTCTGATACCATTCGTTACATGCATCAACAAATCCGTCATGATTAACCAGGTTTTTCTAATGCTATGCGACAAGCTCGAACACGGGATCGACGATTTAACTTACGATGAAACGTTGTTTCTAATTTCCGTGCGGGAGTGTGAATATGAGCCGAACAATGTACGGTTTCAAGTGGAGAGTTAATCACGTAATTCTGATGGTTGTGTACCCAGAAACGGGCGCGCACTACTTGCTGATAAGCCCATTCAGATCTATCCGCGAACGGGTAATGGAGTTGTTTCCGGAAGTGTTTGGTGCTCTGACTGAATCGCAGCGGCGCAGCCTGGCTGTTGAAATGATGAGTTTTGCTAATGAGAGTGGGCTGAATTATAAGAATTTGTGATGATTAGGGCGGATGATGTCATGTATCTCCGCCCTAATTTGTTTGAGTGGCCAGATAAGCAAGCCAGTGAACTACAGTATTGATTTATAACTCTAGGTAATACGGATGTACCAGTATTGATTAAAATGCTCCAGAATTGATTCTACGCGCTTTGTTCCCTATCTTTCGCTGCACAAGATTTTCCACAATACCTACCCCATCCACGATTGACATCCGCCACGCGAACGGTTTTTTCAGCTCCGCAATAAGCACAGCGGATAACCGTTGTTTTGGCGCAAGATCTCCGGCGGATAAAACACATGAGCTCATCCATTTTCTTTCAGCCTGGTAATTTCGCGAGCATATTCCATTTTTAGCTTTAACGTATCACGGTATTTCTTTTCTGTTTCTTTCGCGTCTTTTTCATAATCGTCGAGAATTCTTTCTTGCACTTTATTTTCAGCAATCAACCAAACGACAACCTTTCCAGCATTTGTCAACGTGATTTCTCGGCGTTCAATCAGAATCAAATTCAGGTCACTTAATTGAAGAATTGCATCAGTGCTATCAGCTGGAAGATCGACTCGATTAATGAAACCGTCTACATTTATTTGTTCCAATATTTCAACTTCAGATTTATTTAGCTTGATTATTGTCATTCCACATCACCGTTCAATATATTAATAATATCATTCAGTAGCACTTTATTATCTATTTTTTCTTGATGATTGGTTGCTATATTTATTACCCATTCAATTCGTCTATTTAATTTGCCAGCGAATTCACTTTGCAATTTTAGTTCTCGTTGAAGTTTTGATATTGTGAATTTACTTTCTTCTAACTTTTTTCGATTACCATAAAACATTATTTTTAATTC